CTTCAGCGCCGTCAGGATCTGCGCCTTCGTGCGCGTGTGCCGCAGCGTGCGGTCCAGCCGGGTCATGTCGTCCGGAGGAAGATCGGTGTTCAACTTCGGCCAGGCGCGCACCATGTCCTGCGCCGGCATGTCCACGATCTTGCGCGAGATCCAGTGATTCCGGTACAGCGTGATGAGCAGCCAGTAGTCGTAGCTGATGCGGACCATGTTGTAGTCCGCAGACTCGGCCACGTTCGGCGTGCCCCAGCCCATGCGGGCCGCCGAGTTGGTGAAGGCGTCGATACCAACGACCTTGCTGCGCTGGCGGCCGGGCGGGATGAGACCGCTCTCGACGGCGCGGCGATCCTGCGCGCGGTACTGCCCACCGATCGAACAGCCGAAGTTCTGAGGGGTAGCCATGGGGTTAAGCGGCGATCTGGATTTCCGTTCCAATCAGGCGCGCGAACTCCACGCGCGTCATGCGGCTGATGTGGCCGGCGTTGAACGCCTTCGCAGGCCAGCGGATCTCATTCATGTCCGCAAGTGGCAGCGCTTCACACCGGCAGTTTGGGGCGCAGCCTGCGTGATAATTTCCCAGCGTGCTGCGCTCTCCGATCAGATGCTCCGGCTGTGGCGGGTCACCCCAGGCCACAAGCACGTTGTCCATGTTCCGGTGCGACGCCCGCACTCTGGTGTCCCGGCTGGTCAGCCACTGGTACCAGTCGATCCCCATGCGCTCGGAGCGGACCCGCGTCAGATCCGTCTCGGACCGCGAAATCTCCGTGCGCGCGATCAGCTTCACCCGGCTTTTGGCCAACTGCGGCGCGAACTGCCGCAGCATCGCCTCGATCTCCTGGGCGCGTGCGCCGCGCTGCTCGAGCTCCGCGGCCTTCGCCGTCACCTGTTCGGCGACCTTGGCCGGCAGGCTCCGAATCAGCGCCGCGTTGCGGACGGCGAGCGCGTGAAGCTCAGGACCCAGGCGGCCGGTGGCGATCTCTTCTTGCAGCGCGGAATAGATCTGGCGGGCGCGCGTGGACTTCATCGCGGCCTCGCGCCAGTTCCGCGCGTTCACCTTCGCTGCCTCGCGGACCATGCCCTGCGCCAGGCGCCAGGCGGCCTCGCGGAAGGCGGGAGTCTCCGCCAGCTCGGGGTGCTCGAACAGGTTTCCGTTCAGCAGGCGCAGCATCCCGTCGTGGTACAGGCGCACCAAGCGCGGCCAGGAAGGGTTGGTCATTGCTTTTTTAGCTTCCCCTGCCGGATCAATGAATCGACCGCCTCCATCGCTGCTCGCAAACCAACTACAAAGCCAAGCACAACGCCGATGGTAAGAATCGCCACAGCACCAACAAGCAGAATCATGCGGCCAATCTCCAGTTATTTATCCGCGTCGCGATATGGAGGATGCGTTTCGCCATCGGTCTATTGATCCTCGCCTTCGTCTATTACCGGTGGCTCGATCTGCTTGACAGCCGAGGCCGGATCTGCGATCAAAGGCGTCTCTGGAAGGACAGGTATGTTCTTTGCGGCCAACTCCAACCGATGAAACTCCACGTACTCGGCCCCCTCCATGATTGCTACATTCGGATGCTTGTCTAGCGTCCGCTGCACGGAGATCAAACCGATTGCCAAAATGGCAATAACGCAAGGCACCACCACGTATACGGCGGCAATCTGACCCCAATTGCATATGAGAGCGATTCCAAGTACAAGCAGGGCCACGATAACCACCGCAGCTTGTTTACCCACGGCTCCCCCATACTTCACCTTCTGGAGGAACTCCAGCGGCTTGGAGAGAGGCCACTGCTGGCTTGATTTGTTCATTAATGTCCCTGCAACCCATTCGACCTCCTTGTGATACACTTCTAACGAGGCCGAATGTTGCCGCCCGGGTGATTGAAGCACCTCGGCGGCTTTTTCGGTTGGAACACTCCGAAATCGCTAGTAGTGCCTGAAATCTGCGTTCCTGACTGGCATGGGTTCAGAATAGGCCCCCTCGTGATGCGAGAATCAATACGAGGAAATGCGAGGTAACTAGGAAAACAAAGGGCTTCAACGCACATTTCGGGCACTCCCCAACAAGCGAGCCTCGCGATACTTCATCACCCTTTCCCGTCGGGCCTCTGCGTCGTTTGCCTGCATCTCTTCCCCATAACCAACTTGGAAGCCGACCGCAAGGCCGAAGAGAAACGCTGCAAAGCCGACAATCCAAATCATGCGGCGAGTCTCCAATCCGAAATACGTGTGGCGACGTGATAGCGAAGTGCGTCGCAGAAATGATCGTGCGCCTTGATGGGTTGCTCGCGACCCTTGTCGGTCTTCTTGTCGTCCCAGGCGTAGCTTTGCATTTCTTCCAGGCCGTTCTTGCAGCGCCGGTGAATGCGCAGCTTCCCGCGACCGAGCATGGTGCTCACCCGGCGGATGCCGTCGTCAACCTCGTTTTCGGCGTCGATCACGTAGAAGCCGCGGCCGAGCAGTTCCGCGCGGAAGCTCGCGGCGCTCGGGTCGATGATGATCCCCGGCCAACTGCGCGCATCGCCTGCGCCGCCAACGAACGCCACCAGGTCGTCCGCGTACTCCGCATCGGTCTTCTGCCGGCCTTCGACCCGCGAATCCCAATACCACTCGCGGTCAACCCAGATTGTCTGCCCGTCGTCGTATATGTCCAGCGCGGCGAATGCGTTCACCGTGCCAACGTCGATCGCTACCCAGTGCTCGACGTGGCCGCCCGGATTCAGCAGGCCCACCGGCCGATCGGCGTCGTCGTAGAGCACCGCATCGGTCATCACGTCGCGATAGATGGCGCCCTCGGCAATCACCCACAGCCCCAGGATGAACCGCTGGTACCAGACGCCGGTGTAAGAGCGCCGGATGAAATCCTTGTACTCCGCCGTAAGGTTGGGATTGTCATCGAGGTCAAAGTGAATGACTTCGAGATACTCCCGCAACTCCGGGTTGTCGATGAGTTCCTTCTTGACGTAGTGGTACGGGCTGTCCGGGTTCGTGGTCACGTACCAGCGCGCGCCTTCCGGACTCATCCGGCTCAGGAGCATGAACACGAACGACCGCGGCATGAGGGTCAGTTCGTCCGAGACGGCCACGCCAACGGTGCAGCCCCTCAGGTACTTTTCGGACCCTTCGTCTTTGCCACCAACGACGCGCCAGTGGGTGTCGAACAAGCGTAACTCGCCGGACTGGTTGTTGTAGTCGTAATTCCGCTCACCCACGATCTCGAACAGGTCGTTCAGGATGTTGGCCTTGATGGTCCCCTTGCTCGCGCCGGTGATCAGCCGGTCGCCGGCCACCTGGTACTTGCAGAGCATGACGATCTTCATGATCGCCGCCCAGGTCTTTGAGCTACGCACGGCGCCCTCGAGGATCGTGATGCGCCGGTCCTGCGCCGGGTGCCGGAAAGCGAACCGATGCGCCTTGGCTCCGAAAGCGTTAAGCTTCCGGGCCCGCTGGATCGGAGCTTCGACCGGCGCTCTCTGCCGGCTGAATCTCGATTGGCGCTGCTGGTACGGGGCCATTTTTTATGAGTTCGAGAACTTCGTCGAGCCGATCATCCGTGGTGGCGTTCAGATGGTCGCGCTGGCCCAGCAACTGCTTGCCAAGCCAGATGCACATCGTCGCGTTGCCGCCCTCGACCAACCGCATCTGAGCGCGCCGCAGCGAGATCCGCCCCTTCGCGCGTCCGGACTCCATGCGCTGCGCGAACGCCGGAACGCTCTTCCGGCGCTGAATCGTCTTCGCGCTGACGCCGAAAAAGGCTGCGATCTCTTCGTCGGTGCATTGTAGAGAGCACAGCTTTTCGAGCGCCTCGGGATCAAGCTTGGCCTGCGGACGGGCCACGGTGGTTGATTCTCATTCCTGATCTGGTTTCGGGACTGCTGACGATCTTTTCGTGCTCTGGACAAAACCGCGTGTGCGCGAGCTCTGAAAACGTGCGGGTACTAAAGGAACAAAGACAAGAAGAAGAAAAACAAGGTGTGTCTCAACTGCGCTCCGCCGCAGCGTTCGCGCGCGCTTCCAACGCTCTGCTGTTGTCGCTGCGAAGAACCCCGGAAACCCTTGATTCCATTGCGGTTCTTGAACGACTCACCCTTGCTCCGAACCCATGATTCGCGCTATACTGAGACATGGGACAGAGCACCGAGATTTCGTGGTGCGACAGCACGATCAATCCTACTGTCGGCTGCGACGGGTGCGAATTGCACCGCGCCGGCCAGCCCGAAAGCCACTGCTACGCCGCAAGTCTGGTGGCCCGCTACTGCGGGTCCGCCGCCTGGCCGGAGACCTTCGACCAGCCCAAGGTGTTCGCTGATCGGTTTCTTCAGGCGCTGAAGTGGCGGGACCTCAGCGGCCAAGCGCGACCGGAGAAACCGTGGCTCGACGGTATGCCGCGGCTGGTCTTCTGCTGCGACCTGGGGGATCCCTTTAGCGAGTCGCTCCCGACCGACTGGCTGACGCCCTGGCTCCAAAGGCTCGCGGCGAGTCCGCATCGCTGGCTCTTCCTGACGAAGCGCGCCGCCCGGGCGCGGCAGTTCTGGTCCGAGCACGTCGCGCCGGCAAACGTCTGGCAGGGCGTCAGCGTCACCGGCCCGGAGACCAAAGCGCGCATCGACACCCTGCGCCAGATCGACGTTAAGGTCCGCTACGTCAGCGCCGAGCCGCTGCTGGGCGCCCTTGGCGAACTGGATCTTACCGGAATCCATCAGGTGATTGTCGGCGGCGAGAGCGGGCCTCGCTTCCGGCCCTTCGAGCAGTCCTGGGCGCGCGAGATCCGCGACGCCTGCGTTGCCCAGAGCACGGCGTTCTACTTCAAGCAGACGGCCGGCCGCCGGAGCGGGACGGCACCCTATCTGGTGGAGGAGGACGGCGCCCGCTGGCAGTGGCGCCAGATTCCTGGAAACCTGATTCCTCCAACCCTGGCTGAAGCCATCGTCGACGCGCACGCCTGACCAAGAACGTCTCACTGGGGAACGTCTCCGAACTCCACCGGCCCGATAGCCTCGACGGCCCGCTTCCAATCTCCCTTGACGAACACGAGGACGTTCTGGTGAGTCTTGCCCAGTTTTCTCCCGCTCTCGAATGCGCGTCCGGCCCGGATCGGAAGCGATCCGACGCAGGTGACAAGCACCGCTTCGTTGTAAAGCCGCAGCCCCGCGTCCTGGAAGGCCGCCACAGTATCGCCGGGGAGGTTCCGGTAGAATCCCTTCGGGTCGCGCACGTCACCCACCACGAACGCTGCAAAGCGATCTTGCTTCAACATGCCTACGCTTGCCGCAATGATCTCTCGGTAGGCTGCAAGAAAGTCCGCGTACTTCATGGTCGAGATATCGCGCGGGTCTTCCGAGTAGACTTCCAGGTCTACATACGGAGGACACGAGAAAACCAGATCCGCCTTGACGCCATCGGCGATTGCCGCGATATCCCGGCTGTCGCCAGCGCACCATACCGGCATCGGATCGCCGCAAATTCTATCGGCCTGCTCTTTGTTCGCCGCAAGCTGCCGCTCGCTCAAGTCCACGCCGATGTACTGGCGGCCCAACTTTGAGGCCACAATGCCGCGAACCGACCCGCCCGCGAACGGGGCAAGCACCGTCCCGGCGGGCGGG